GCCCCGCCCCTCACGCGCCGGAACCCGCACACCCCAAGACGCCACATGACGCGCAAACGCACCACCCAGGAGGGGACCCGTTGACCGAGACGCTGTGCCACTGCGGGAAGCCCGTCGGCGACGCCGTCCTGTGCGTCCCCTGCGCCATGCGCCTCGACGAAGCCGTCGCCCAGATCTCCGGCCACCACGGCCTCGGCTGGGACCTCGATATCGCCATCACCCGCCAGGCCCGCATCGACCGGCCCATCGGACGCCCCGACATCGAGGACCGCGACGAGGTCCGCCAATGGCCCGGCACCCTGCGGCCGACGCCCGTCCTGTACGACGAGAGCGCGAGCAAGGCCGCCGCCGACCTCCTCGCCATCCTGGCCGCATGGGCCGGTGTCGTCGCCGTCGAGACCGGCCTCACCACCTGGCAGCCCACCATCCTCGGCCCCTGGTGCCGCCGCTGCCAGCACCCGTCATGCTCCATCGGCCGCCCGCCCGTACTCCCGCCCGCCACCATCGCGGGCCTGGCCGCGTGGCTCCGCCCGCGCGTCGGCTGGCTCCGCCACCACCACGACGCCCAGCGCGCCCTGGAGGAGATCGGCGACGCGGTCCGCGACGCCCGCCGCGCCATCGACCGGCCCGCCGAGAAGCTCTACGCCGGCCCCTGCGACGAGTGCGGCGAGGACATGTACGGCCGCGTCGGCGCCCGCATCGTCGAGTGCCCACCGTGCGAGCTGGTGTACGAGGTCGAGGCCCGCCGCCAGTGGCTCCTGCGGTCCGCTGAGGACGTCCTGGCGACCGCCACAGAGATCGCGCGGGCCATCACCCGCCTCGGGCAGCCCGTCACGCCAGAGGCCATCAGGGGCCTCGTCCATCGCGGGCAGCTCGCCCCGCACGGCGCCCGGACCGTCGGGAAGCGCGAGCTGCCGGTGTACCGGCTCGGCGACGTCCTGGACGTCCTCGCCCAGCGCGCCGCTCGGGATGGGACCATGGCGGGATGAGATGGCTCATCGACTTCTGGAAGCGGATCTTCGCTCTGCACGGTGCCATGACCCGAGCGGTCATTCGTTTCGTGGATGGCCCGTACGCGGACGAGATCGTCAACATGCGGGGATATGGCTCTGCGTGACAGCGACCTGCGCGAACGCTACTCTGTGCTCAGATACGAGAACCAGGCCCGGACAGCACACCGCTGCCGGGCCTTTCGCATGCCCGGAGGTGCCCCCGCAGTGGCGAACATCGTCTTTAACATCGCGCTCGGCCGCGTCGCCTCCCTCGCCGCGCTGCCCGCCGCAAACGACGCCCTGATCCTCGTCCCCATCGAGACGACCGGCATCGTCAACGACGCCACCATGCGGGACTACGACACCCTGTCCGACCTCCTCGCCGGCGCCTCCAACGAACAGACCACCATGGGCCGCAAGACCCTCGCCTCCGTCACCGTCACGGTCAACGACACCAACGACCGCGTCGACATCGACGCCGCCGACGTCACCTGGACCGGCGCCACCGGCAACGCCATCAGCGCCCTGGTCATCTGCTACGACCCCGACACCACCGGTGGCACCGACGCCGACCTGATCCCGCTCACCAAGCACGACTTCGCGATCACCCCCGACGGCTCGGACGTCGTGGCGACGATCGCCGACTTCTTCCGCGCCTCCTCGGCCGCCTGAGGTCCTGACCCATGGCGCCCGTCGCCCAGACCGGCGCAGGCAACGTCACCTCCGCGACCAACGGCTCGTCGGAGTCGCTCACCGCCACCAAGCCCGCCAACATCGCCACCGGCGACCTGCTGTGGGCCGCGTGCTACTTCCGCAACGGCGGTGCCGTCACCCTCGGCGCCCCCGCCGGCTGGACGAAGGTCAAGGAAGACACCGGGAACGGCGCCGTCGTCGCGTGGGTCAAGCCGATCACCAACGCGGCCGGCGAGCCCGCCAACTACGCGTTCACCACCAACGGCGGCGCCAACCGGTGCACGATGCTCCTCGGCCGGCTCACCGGCGCGAACCTGACCAACCCGGTCGACGCCGTCGGCGCCATCAGCGTCTACACCGGGTCGTCCAGCCTCGTCCACCCGGCCGCCACCGCCGTCGCTGCCGGATGCCTGCTGCTGTCGGTGTCCACGGCCAACCTGTCCACCACCACGGCGCCGGTGTTCACCGCAGCGACCGGCATGACGCAGGTCGGGCAGCAGGCAGTGACCTCAGGGACCTCCAGTAGCCTCCAGGTCGCCCAGCAGGCCCTGGCCTCCTCCGGATCCACCGGCACCCGCACCGCGACCATGAGCCCCTCGGGGAACAACTCCGCAGGCTTCCTGGTCACCATCGCCCCCGGCACCATCAGCGCCGCCGCGGGCACGGCGAGCGAGACCGACGCGGCGCAGCCACTCGCGAGGCTCAAGACCCGGGCCGCTGCGCCGGCCAGCTCCACCGACACCGCTCAGGCCCTCGCCCGCCGGAAGACCCGGGCGTCCGCCACCGCGTCCGTCGCCGATGCCGCACAGCCCATCGGACGGTCCAAGGCACGTGCGCTCGGCGCCACCATGGAGCCCGAGAGCGCCCAGGCGATCCGCCCAGCGCACTCCGCGCCGCTCGGCGCGGCCTCTCAGACCGACAGCGCCGTCGCCCTGGGCCGCCGCAAGACCCGCGCCGTGCAACCCGCCACCGAGACGGCCAGTGCGGGCGCCCTGGGCAGCGCTCAAGGGCTCACCGGGGCCGCCGAGACCGACGAGGCACAGGCCCTCGCACGGACCAAACGAGGCGCTCTCAGCGCTGCTGCGGAAACCAGCGCGGCACAGCCCATCGGCCAGCGGAAGGCACGCACGGTCACCGCCGCGCTCGTGGCGGCCACCGCTCAGGCGCTCGCCAGGACGAAGCGCCGCGCCCTGGGCACCGCTACCGAGAGCGACGCCGCCGGAGCGATCACCCCGCCCGGCGCCGTCGTCCAACCGATCGACCCGGCCGAGGCCGTCGAGACCGCCCAGCCCATCGGCCGCGCCAAGCGGTTCACGCTGGGTAGCGCGACAGAGAATGACGCCGCACCGAGCCTCGGCCGAGCGCGCCGCCTCCCCCTCGGGACCCCAGCCGAGACAGGCACTGCCCGCGTGCTCGGCCGAGCCAAGTCCAAGGCCCTCGGGGCGGCTCTGGAGACCAATCACGCGGGCATCGTCGCGGGTGGTGAACAGCCGGAGGCCCTGCCGGACCTCACCGGCACCTTGAACCCCTCAGGACGCGTCCATGGGGCCCTGGCCGCCGTCCAGATGTACGCCGGAGCCCTACGCGCCACCGGCGGGCACACCGGGGCGCTGGAAGCCGTGGACGGGCGCTCAGGAACGCTCACGGGTAAGGGAAGGCTGACCGGAACGATCGCGTAATGAGGATGGTCGTCTCCATCGAACTCGGAGAGACTTCCTGGCGTGGACAACACCGGATGGACTTACGAACGCGGCACGAACGAGAAGGCGGAGACGACCGACACTGCTCGGTTCGCCTGCCATGACCACGACCTCGACAGCGGGGTCCTGCCGGTCGCGGATGCATGGGAGTTCGCCTGCGCCCACCTTGCCGAGTCGCATCCGGACGAACTTGAGGTGCTGACCACCTCGTGAGGAGGTCGCCATGGGTGACGACACCGTCCGATCGCTGGGCATCGAGCTGGACCTCGACGAAGGCGACCTCATTAGCGACGCCGTCCTCATCGCCAAGGTTCACAAGCCGGACGGCACCGTCGTCATCGCAAGCAAGCCCACCGTGGGCACCGACTGGGTCACCCGCCGGGGCCTCATCGCAGCAGCGGCGGACGTCGAGAGCGGCGGCTACAGGGAACGCGAGGACTGATGCCCACCCGCCGCGCCCTCACCGTCTCCCAGCGCAACGACGAGACCCTCAACGGCACCGCCACCGACAACGACACCGGCCTCCCGCACAACCTCACCGGCGTCACCCTGGAGATGGTGCTGAAGCCGTCCGAGGCCGCCGAAGACGACGACCCCGACGCGGTCACCCTGTCCACCGGCACCGGCGAGATCACCATCACCAGCGCCGCACAGGGCGCCTACAGCGTCGCGATCCCCGACACCGCCCTCACCGATGCCGGGAACCGCTGGTACCGCGTGGACGCCGTAGCGGGCTCCTCACGCAAGACCATCATCTACGGCCCGCTGAAGGTGAGGGATCTGTGAGCCCTCACAGCGCGGCCTTGTTCAGCGCCCGCTGGTAGACCGCGGCCTGCCGGGGCGTCAGGTGGCCCGTGACACGCAGCAGGACCCCACCGCGGAGGTAGTCGTACTCCGAACCGGCCATCCCCTGCAGCGACTTCTGCGCCTGCTGGATGAACTCCGACCGGGCGCGCGCCGACGCCTCGTCGGGGAACACCTCCACACCGCATCCGAAGTCCACCGCGCCCGGCTCGGCACCGACGACCTTGGACGCCGGAACCCGCCGGTCCACGCTCGCCGCCTTGCTGGTGTACTGGCCCGGCCTGCCCAGCTTGCCGTTCGGGTCGTTCTCGGCGGTGTACACCGTGACCTTCCCGATCGGCGCACCGGCCGCCTTCAACGCCGCCATCACCTGACGCGCCGTCAACGGCCGGGACGCCTTCGACACGCTCGCCGACGGCGGAGCCGCCCCGCTCGCCGCAGCCTCACCGTCGCCTGATCCGCACCCGGCCAGAGCTACCACGCCGGCCAGCAGCGCCCCGCACATCACGAACTTCACCATGACCCCCTGTCGCCTGGATGTGCGCCGACCGTACTGACCCCGGGCCCCGCAGACCCGGGATGGCCACATGCGGCTCGCGCCGAAGTCCGCGACCTATGACCCCGGATCGGCCACGTCTCGGAGGATGGCGCGGCCGATCCGGTCGATCCTCCGCCGGAAGGACCACCCCATGCCCGAGATCCGCACAGCACGCCTCAGCCTCGGCGCCGTCGGCAACGGCCAGGTCGAGGTGGACGGCCGAGAAGTCCGCGGTGTCCGGTCCCTGATCGTCAAGAGCGCCGTCGGAGAGTCCCCGACCCTCGTGCTGAACCTTCTGCTGCACGAGCTGGAGGTCGACGGGCGTCTCCAGGTCGAGGTGCCCAAGGAGGTCCAGGAGACGCTGATCGCGCTCGGCTGGACCCCGCCGGGCGACTGATGGCCAAGGGCCTGAAGGTCTGCTCCACCCCAGGCTGCCCCACCCTCGTCGCCCAGGGCCGCTGCGAGCCCTGCAAGGCCAAGGCAGAGAAGCGCAGAGGAACCAGCGCACAGCGCGGCTACGGCAGGCGCCACAGGGACCGCTTCCGCAAGGGCGTCCTGGACAAGAACCCCGTGTGCGTGATCTGCCGAAACGCGCCCTCCACCGTGGCCGACCACTACCCCCTGGACCGGCGTCAGCTCGTCGCCAAGAGCCTGGACCCAGACGACCCCATCTACGGGCGCGGCCTCTGCGCGCCGTGCGACTCAGCGCAGACCGCGCTCAGGCAGCCCGGAGGGTGGAACGCGTGAGCGACGCGCAGGCCGAGCCCACCGACGAGCAGATCAGGGCCTACCTCGACGCGCACCCCGAGGTGTTCGGTGTCCTGCTGCGGCGCGAGATCAGGCTCAACACCCCATGGTGGTTGAGGGTGCTGCGCAGGCAGGCGCGCATCGATCCCACCGCGCTGCGCCCTCCGCCCGGCCGCGGATCCTGCTGATCACAGCCCTGTGTCACACAGGGTGACGTCGCTCAGGGTGACTGAACCCGGGGGGCGACCCTTGATCGCTTAGGGGGCGCCGACCGTGCGGGAGGGGGCTGGCCGGTCGGGCGGGTCAGAGCCCTCCAAGATCATCGGTCGTAGTCACGTTTCGTGACATCTATCGCGAGTCCAAGATCCACTCGGTGTCACGCAATGTGACGCCACTGCGGTTGCGCAACGCAGCCAAAGGGAGATGATCCAGATGACCAAGGGCGGACATGCCAGGTCAGGGCCGCCGCCGGACCCGAACGCGCTGCGTCGTGAGCGGGACCGGGGCGAGTGGTCGCTGCTGCCCGCCGCCGGCCGTCCGGGCGATGCGCCGGTGTGGCCGCTGCTGGGCCTTTCCGAGCGTGAGACGGATCTGTGGGCGGACCTGTGGCGCAAGCCGCAGGCGCTGATGTGGGAGCGCTACGGCCAGGAGTTGGAGGTCGCGCTGTATGTGCGGCGCCTGGTCGAGGCCGAGGAGCCTCGCGCGCCGGTGACGCTGGGGACGCTCATCCGGCAGCAGGCTGATTCGCTGGGGCTGACCACGCCGGGGCTGCGGTCGAACCGGTGGCGGATCGTCGCGGCGGTCCCGGCCGAGGCGGTGCCCGCGCCGAGCAAGGCCGCGCCGAAGCGCACTGCGTCGCGCGATCGGTTCAAGGTCGTCCGCGATGACGCAGACGAGGAATGACTGGGTCGTCCGCTGGCCGACGCTGGGGTTCCTCGCTGCCGACTGGATCGCGGCGCACTGCATCGTTCCGGACGGGGACCGCAAGGGCGATCCGTTCGAGATGTACGACTGGCAGTGCTGGATCACGCTCAACCACTACCGGGTGCGGCCCGGGGCGGTGTTTGGGCAGAAGGCACCGGCGTTCCACAACCGCCGGTCGCAGGTGGTCGCGCCGCAGAAGACGGGCAAGGGGCCGTGGTCTGCGGGGATCACGTGCCTGGAGGCGCGGGGGCCGGCGCTGTTCGACGGGTGGGCGCAGGGCGGCGAGGCGTACGTGTGCGCCGAGCACGGCTGTGACTGCGGCTGGTTCTTCGAGTACGAGCCGGGCGACCCGATGGGCAGGCCCTGGCCGTCGCCGCTGATCCAGTTGCTGGCCACCTCGGAGGACCAGGTGGCCAACATCTACCGGCCGTTGCAGGCGATGGTGCGGGGCGGGCCGCTGGCCGAGCAGATGAAGGTCGGGGAGAACTTCATCCGGATCGGCGACGAGGGCCGCATCGACGTGGTGACGTCCTCGGCGATGTCGAGGCTGGGGAACCCGATCACGTTCGCGGTGCAGGACGAGACGGGCCTGTACTCGAAGACGAACAAGCTGCTGCACGTCGCGCAGACGATGCGGCGGGGCCTGGCCGGGATGGGCGGCCGGGCGCTCGGCACCACCAACGCCTGGGACCCATCCGAGCACAGCGACGCGCAGCAGACGGCCGAGTCGAATGTGCGGGACATCTTCCGGTTCCATGAGCAGGCGCCCAAGGGGCTGTCCTACCGCGACAAGCGCGAGCGTCGGCGGATCCACCGTCACGTCTACGCCGGCAGCACGCACATCGACCTGGACGGGATCGAGGCCGAGGCGGCCGAACTGCTGGAGACCGACCCCGCGCAGGCGGAGCGGTTCTTCGGGAACCGCATCGTCAGCGGCACCGAGTCGTGGCTGAGGGAAGGCGCGTGGGAGGCCCGCGAGCAGCGGCGCCCGGTGCCGGGTTGGACGCAGGTGGTCGCCGGGTTCGACGGCAGCGATGTGGACGACTGGACGGCGCTGCGGCTGGAGACCCTGGACGGCTACCAGTTCACCCCGACCTACGGGCCGGACGCGTTGCCGACGATCTGGAACCCGGCCGACTACGGCGGGCAGGTGCCGCGGCTGGAGGTCGACGCCGCTCTCGATGAGGTGATGGGCCGCTACGACGTGCTGCGCCTGTACGCCGACCCTCCCTATTGGGAAACCGAGGTCGACGGGTGGGTCGACAAGTACGGCGACAAGAAGGTGATTCGCTGGTACACCCGGCGGATCGTGCAGATGCACGCCGCCGCCGAGCGGCTGTTGACCGATGTGACCAAGGCCGACAGCACCTTCACCCACGACGGGTGCGCGACCACCGCGACCCACATGGCCAACGCCCGCAAGGCCGCCCGGCCCGCGAGCCGGTACGTGCTGGTGAAGGCCAGCGACGCGCAGAAGATCGACGCCTGCGTGACCAGCATCCTGGCGCACGAGGCGGCCGGGGACGCGGTGGCCGCCGGCCTGGTCCGCAAGCGCAAGCGCCGTTACGTCTACACGATGTCGTGACCAGAGAGGGGGTGGCTGATGGTGCTCGAAGAGGCGCGGGCCCGTGATCTGGCCGACCGGCTGACCGAGGAGCTGAATCGCCGCACCCCGGGGATCGAGCAGCTCACCAGTTACTACAAGGGCGACCACCCGCTGAAGTTCGCCTCGCCGGAGTTCCGCAAGTTCTTCGCCGACCGGTACGCCGGGTTCGCCGACAACTGGACGGCGCCGGTCGCCGATGTGGCGGTGGAGCGGCTGACCACGATCGGCGTCAAGCCCTACGGGACCGACCAGCCCGACGCCGACCTGTGGCGGGTGTGGATGGCCAACGGGCTGGAGGCCGACTCCCAGCTCGGGTTCCTGGGCGCGGGGATCGGCGCCCGCGCCTACGCCCTGGTGTGGGGGAACCCCGAGGACGACGAGACCCCGACGGTCACGTTCGAGGACGCCTCCCAGGCGATCGTCGCCTACCGGGCGGGGTCGCGGCGGGACCGGGTCGCGGCGCTCAAGCGGTGGCAGGACGGCAATCAGGAGTACTGCACGCTGTACCTCCCCGACGAGGTGTGGAAGTTCCAGCGCGCCACCTACCAGGCCAGCCAGAAGGCGCGGAAGTCGCTGCCGCTGGCGGCAGTGGACGAGTTCGTCCGCGAGTGGATCCCGCGCGAGATCGACGGGGAACCCAACCCGCAGCCCAACCCGATGAAGACCGTGCCGATGGTGGAGCTGCAGAACCGTCCGCTGCTGGCCGACGACCCGATCTCCGACATCACTGGCGCTGCGGCGATGCAGGACGCGATCAACTACCTGTGGGCGCTGCTGTTCAACGCCGCCGATTTCGCCTCACTGCCGCAGCGCGTGGTGCTCGGCGCCGAGATGCCCATGACGCCGATCCTCAACGAGGTCGGCGAGGTGATCGGGGAGAAGCCGATCCCGCTGGAGAAGTTCGCGCTGGACCGGGTGCTGTGGATCCCCGACGAGGGCGCGACGGTCGCCAACTGGCCCGCCGCCAACCTCAAGACCTACACCGACGTGATCGAGGTCGAGGTCGGGCACGTGGCCGCGCAGACCCGCACGCCCGCGCACTACCTGATCGGCAAGATGGCCAACCTCAGCGGTGATGCGCTGATCGCGGCCGAGGCCGGGCTGGTGAAGCGGGTCGAGGAGAAGCAGCTCTGGTACGGCCAGGGGCTGCGCGAGATGTTCCGGCTGATCGCCCTCGCGCAGGGCAACCAGGGCAAGGCGCGGGCGCTGGCGGCGGGCACGATCATGTGGGCCGACGCCGAGACCCGCTCGCGCGCGCAGCTCTCGGATGCGCTGCTGAAGCTCAAGCAGATCGGGTTCCCGTTCGAGTGGCTGGCGCTCCAGTACGGGCTGACGCCGCCGGAGATCGTCGACCTGATCGCGATGCGCGAGCGCGAGGCCAGCATCGACCCGGTCGCGCAGATGATGAACGGGCGTCCCGACCTGGACGGTCTGCGGGACGAGCCCGTGGAAGAGCCTGAGCCGGGCGCCGAGCCGGGCGAGGCGTAGCCGGTGGCCACCACCGAGGAGGTGGTGCGGGGTCATCGGGCGGGCCAGCAGACGCTGGTGCAGCGGGCGCTGGCGCCGGTGGTGCGGCTGCTGAGCCTGCTGTCACGGAGCGCCCCCGGTCCGTCGTGGACGGGCGGAGTGGACGAGCAGGTGCTGGCCGTGGTGATCGCGGCCCAGCAGGAGTCGGCCGACAACGGCGCCTCCTACGTCGGGCAGGTACTCAAGGCCGCAGGCGTGCAGTCCCGGCTGGCGGGCCGGGTCGCCTCCCGGGCTCTAGCCGGCACCGCATCGGACGGGCGGCCGCTGAACTCGCTGCTGGGCTATCCGATCGCGGTGGCAGTGCGCAACATCGAGAACGGCATGCCGCCGGATGAGGCGTTCGAGCGGCTGATCCGGCGGATGGCGATGATCGTGGCCACGCAGGTCGCTGACGCCGGGCGGGTCGGCGCGGGGGTGGCGATGGCCGCCGACCGGGTGGTGCTCGGCTACGAGCGGATGGTGAACCCGTCGGCATGCTCGCGGTGCATCGTTCTGGCCGGCCGGATGTACTCCTGGTCGGAGGGGTTCCTGCGGCATCCTGGCTGCCAGTGCGTGCACCGTCCGGTGTTCTCGATCGAGGACTGGCGCAACGCCCGCCCCGAGAACAGTCCGTCCCGCATCTTCGGCCGGATGAGCCGGGAGGAGCAGGACCGCACCTTCGGGCGGGCGGGCGCGCAGGCGATCCGGGATGGCGCCGACATCAACCAGGTCGTCAACGCCCGGCGCGGCATCAGCGCCGCCGCGGGGCCGGGCGGACGCCCGCTCCTGGCCACCACCGAGGGGACCACCAGGCGCGGCCTGGCTGGGCGACGCCTGGGCTCCCAGGCCCGCCCGCGCGGCGAGCGGGTCGACCGGTCTCAGGTGGCCCGGCTCATGCCCGAAGAGATCTACCGGGCCGCCGATGGTGATCGCGATGAGGCGATCCGGCTGCTGCGCCGATTCGGGTACCTGACCGGGCCGGTCGCCTCTAAGCCGTCCCGCAAGGGTCGCGCGGATGGCGACCAGGGCACCGGCCGCAAGAGGGCCGCTGAGCAGCAGGACGGCGGCGGCCAGGCGCAGGGCGGAGCGGGTGGCAGCGGGCAGCCGCCTGGTGGGCCACCGCCACCCCCCGCGCTGCCGGGGGGCGACGGCGACCGTCCCCGCCTGGACGATCTGATCCCGCGGGACGACCAAGACGCCGAGGCCCGCCGCGGTGAGATCGAGGACGCCATCGCCGAGCGGATCGGCGGGGAGTACACCGCCCGGGATGGGACGGTGTTCACCGTGCACGTCGACGAGGTGGACAGCGAGGCCGACGAGATCAGGGCCAAGGCCAGCATCCGCGTGGACGGCCGATTGGTTGGCTCGGTGATCAGGGAGTTCTACCGCGAGGCCGATGGCACCCTGTGGGTTGACCATGCGTGGCTGGAGCTGGATCCCAGTGTGCAGGGCCGCGGCTTCGCGCCGGTGTTCAACCGGCGCATGGAACGCTGGTACGGGGCGTCCGGGGTGGATCGGATCGAGATCGTTGCCGGGCTCGACAAGGGCGGGTACGTCTGGGCCACCCAGGGATTCGACTTCGCTGACGTTTCCGAGGCCAGCGATATGCTGGAGCGGCTGGAGTTGAGAGCGGAGCCGCTGCGGCAGTGGCTGGAAGAGCACGAAGACGACGAGGATGTCTCCGACGCCGAGTACGAACGCGTCGAGGATCTCGTCGAAGCAGCGGAAGAGCTGATGAATCGCGCTGAATCGGTGGACTTCCACAGTCCGGACTACCCGACCGCGCAGGAGATCAGCCAGCTCGGTCGTTTGCCGGGGCAGGGTAAGGATGATCGCTGGCTCGGCAAGGATGTGATGATGGGGTCGCAGTGGAGGGGGATCCGGTACCTATGACCGAGCGTCGTCCATCCGAGCGCGTCTCTGACGACAAGGCCGCCCGGCAGCGCGCCCTGGCCGCCTGGTTCACCGAGTGGTCTCAACAGCACGATGTCGACGAGGTCGAGGACGCCCCCGCGGCGGCGCAGGACCAGTACTGGCGCCGGGCCCGTGAACTGATGGGCCTCGACCCTGAGAGCGGCCTGCGGCCAGGAATCACCGGACGCCGTCGCCGCCGTACCTGACCTGCCCCTGCCCTGTGACGACCCAGCCGCCGTGCTGGGTTTTTTCATGCCCGGCCCCGCGCAACGCGCGGCCGACAACCCCGCAATGGGAGAAATCATGCTCGACACCGACCTGCCCATTCACCCGTTCACCGGCGTGACCGCACTGGCCGTGCTGGACTCCGGCCGCATCGTCTGGCCCGTCGCCGGCGGGGCGGACGAGGGCAGCAGGGCCGGGGGCGACGGCACTGACGGCGACGGCGACGACGGCAACGCCGAGGATGGCCAAGCCAGCGAATCCGGCCAGTCGGAGGGCGCCGACAAGGCCGACGAGGACAAGCTCCTCGGTCCTAAGGGCGAAAAGGCCCTGGCCGCCGAGAAGGAGAAGCGCAAGGAGGAGGCCCGCAAGCGGCGGGAGGCCGAGGCCGAGCTGGAGCGTCTCCGCAACGGGGACGACAAGGCGGCAGCCGCGGCGGCCGAGGCGGAGAAGGCAGCGATCCAGCGGGCCAACGCGCGGATCCTGCGCAGCGAGGTGAAGGCGGCGGCGGCCGGCAAGCTCGCCGATCCGACCGACGCGCTGCGCCTGCTCGACCTCGACCAATTCGAGGTGGGTGAGGACGGCGAGGTCGACGAGGGCGAGATCGCCGACGCGATCTCCGGACTACTCAAGAGCAAGCCGTACCTGGCCGCAGGCGGCAAGCCCAGATTCCAGGGCGACGCCGACCAGGGCGCCCGCAAGAAGACCAAGCCGCCGACGCTCGACGAGCAGATCGCGACGGCGGAGAAGGCCGGGAACTGGGCCGAGGCGCGCCGCCTGAAGTCGGCCAAGCTCACCCAACCCGCAAGCAGTTAACGATCACGGCAGGCCGCACGGCCCTGCCTGTCACTCAAGACGAAGGAGAGGCCCATGGCGGGCATCACCGGGCAGGGCACCACGTTCAACCTGCCGAACTACGTCGGCGAGCTGTTCGCCGCGTCCCCGACCGACACCCCCTTCCTGTCCTCGATCGGCGGGCTGACCGGCGGCGAGCAGGCCGAGTCGACGCTGTTCCAGTGGCAGGGCTACGACCTGCGCGACGCCGACGAGGGCCGGCAGCGGCTGGAAGGCGGCAACGCCCCGACCGCCGAGGCGCGGGTCCGGTTCAACGTCAACAATGTGGTGGAGATCCACCAGGAGTCCCTGGAGGTCACCTACACCAAGCTGGCGGCGACCGGCCAGTTCAACTCCACCGGCTCCAGCCACCCCGGCTCGGTCGGGATCTCCGGGACCAACCCGGTCACCGGCGAGCTGGACTGGCAGACCCAGCGGCATCTGGAGCAGATCGCCCGCGACATCGAGCGGTCCTTCATCGTCGGCGCTTTCAACAACCCCTCCACCAACGCCACCGCGCGCCGCACCCGCGGCATCCTGGAGGCCACCGCCACCAACGTCACCGCCGGAGGCGGCGCCGCGGTCGGCACCGCGGTGATCGAGGCCGACGACGAGACGTTCACCATCGCCGCGCACGGCATGGCCAACGGGCAGGCCGTCTCCCTGTCCACGCTGACCGGCGGCGCGGTCGGTGTGGTCAAGGAGAACCAGACCTACTACGTCCGCGACCAGGCCACCAACACCTTCAAGCTGGCGATCAAGCCGGGCGGCACCGTGATCGCGTTCGCCGCCGACGGCGGTGCCGTGGTCACCAAGAACGTCGCCCTCACCGAGGCGGCGGTCCTGGACCTGCTCCAGACGGTCTGGGAGAACGGCGGAATCCAGATGTCCGACACCGCCACCGTCATGGTGAACGGGTCGCTCAAGCGGGCCCTGACGAAGATCTTCATCACCGACAAGGGGTTCCAGGAGTCCTCCCGCGACGTCGGTGGCGTCCACGTCATGACGATCGAGACCGACTTCGGTCGCCTGAACATCATGCTCAACCGCTGGATGCCCTCCAGCGTGCTGAGCGTGGTGTCCCTGGAGGAGTGCGCGCCGGTGTTCCTGCCCATCCCGGGCAAGGGGTTCCTGTTCACCGAGCCGCTGGGCAAGGCCGGCGCCGCTGAGAAGTTCCAGATCTACGGCGAGGTCGGCCTGAAGTACGGCAACGAGAAGGCGCACGGCAAGCTCACCGGCGTCACCTTCGACGACAACCCGCTCGTCTGATGGCGGCCTTCACGATCCCCGCCGAGCGGTTCCCCTGGTCGCCGGTGCAGATCCGTACTCGGCTCGGACTGGTGGACTTCGTCGACCACCGGGCCGAGGTCGACGACGAGGACCTCGCCGCCGCGCTCCGCGAGGTGCCCGAGGTCTTCGGCATCGTCGAGGAGGGCGCCGAGCCACTCGCCAGCAACGGCGACGGCGAAGGTGAGGATGACGACGAGAAGCGTGACGAGCCCGCCGAGGAGTCCGCCACCAAGCCGCCGTCCGTGCGGGCGTCCAAGGCCGAGTGGGTCGCCTACGCGGTGAACTGCCCGCAGGAGTCCAAGCGGCTGTCTGAGGCCGACGCCGAGGCGATGACCAAGGCGGACCTCGTCGAGCTGTACGGCGGCTGAGATGACGCTGGCGCCGCTGGCCACCACCGATGACCTGGACGCCCGGACCATCGCCTGGGACGACCAGGACCTCGCCGAAACCTACCTGGGCGTCGCCAGCGCGTCGGTGCGGGACGCGGCCGGGGTCCCGATCTCCCGGGTCACCTCGACCGTCAGCCTGTTCGGCGACGACGGCCAGTGGCTGCGGCTGCCGGGGCCGCCGGTCATCTCGGTCGCGACCGTGACCCTGGACGGCGGCGCCTTGGTGCAGGGGACCGATTGGGCGCTGGTGGACGGCGCGCTGTTCCGGGTGTGCGGGTGGCGGGTGTGCGGGCCACTGCCGGTCCCGGCGGTGGTCACCTACACCCACGGGCTGGCCGAGGTCCCCGCCGACGTGGTGGATCTGGTGTGCCGGCTGACCGCGTCGGCGCTGGTGGCCGCTGCGGCCGAGGACGACGGGTCGGGGCTGGCGGTCGACCGGATCGTGTCCGAGCGGCTCGGCGACTACGCCGTCACCTACGACAAGGCGTCCGGCGCCACCGAGATGGAGCTGGCCGACCGCACCCGCGACCGGCTGCGTAGCAGGTTCGGCGGGACGGGCGCGGCGATGGTCGGCACCCGGTGATCGGCTGGATGTTCACCCAGTCCTGCCAGGTGGAGCCGTTCACCGGCGAGGGCGCCCACGGCGCGCTGTACGGTCCGCCGGTCATGGTGCGCTGCCGCGTCCAGGAGGCCGACACCTACCAGCGCGGCCGCGACGGGTCGGCGGACCGTCACGAGGTCGACCCGGCCACCACCGTGTACCTGCCGTTCAACACGGACTGCCCGGCCCGTTCACGGGTGACGCTGCCCTCGGGTGCGGCCGGCACGGCGATGGAGGTGCACCGGCACGCGGTACCGGCGCGGCTGCGGCATCTGAGAGTGAGGGTGCAATGACACGGTTCCGCCTGGACTGGGACGGCGAGCGGGTAGCCGCCCAGGTGCGTCGGGGCGCCGGCCTGGGCAGCAAGGCCGCGGCCGAGCTGCTGCTGGAGGAGGCCAACCGGCGGGTCCCGCTGGAGAAAGGGCGGCTACGGGAGTCGGGGCAGGTCACCACCGACGCCGCGGGGAAAGCGGCGGTGTCCTACTCCGACCCCAACGCCGTCCGCCAGCACGAGGACCCCTACTACAAGCACGACCCCGGACGCAGCCGCAAGTATCTGGAGATCCCGATGCTGACGCAGCGGCCCGCCATGCTGCGGGTGATGTCGCGGACCGTCCGCAACTTCCTGCGCCGCTGATGGCCTGGACCGAGGATCTGCTGACCGGGCTCGCCGAGCACCTCGCCGCGCACAACATCGCGTCCTGGTATCCGACCGGCGCGTTCCCCGCCTCGCCGCCGCATCCGCCGGTGGCACTGCGGTCGCTGCCCAACACCCCGGACCGGGCCTACAGCCTGGACGCCTACGTCGAGGTCGACACCGAGGACGCGGGCCTGGCGGATGTGACGGTGGCGGTGCAGCTGCAGTCGCGCGGCACCCGTGACCCCAGCGATGTGGACGACGTCGCGGACGCGGCGTGGGAGGTGCTGCACGGCGCCCGGATGCTCACCCTCGGATCCGGCCCGTCGGCGGTGCACACCTCGCTGATCTACCGCCGGTCGACCGCCCGGCTCGGCGTCGACGGCCATGGCCGCTACGAGCGGTCCTGCAACTACTACGTCCTCGCGTCCCGGCCGAACGTGTACCGGCCCGACTGAACAGGAGAAACACCATGGCCATCGCGATCAACGGCATCACGCCGCCGGCCGGGCCCATCACGGGCGGCACGACGCATCTGATCTCGGGAACCGACCTGACCACCGTCACCGGCGTGACCGTCGGCGGTACCACCGCGACGTCGTTCGTGGCGCTGTCGCCGACGCTGATGCGGGTGGTGACGCCCGCGCACGCGGCGGGCGCCGTCAACGTCGTCCTCAACCCGGGTGCGGTCACCGGGACGGGGATCTTCACCTATGAGGCGCTGACCGGCGACGAGACGCTGGTGTCGACGCTGGCCCGCAAGTGGCGCCTGGACGTCAACACCGGCACGGTCGGCGTGCCGGTGTGGACGCAGGTCCGGGCGATGGGTGAGCTGAAGCCGCAGGTCGAGCCGAACATGGAGGACGACAGCGACTACGACAGCGACGGGTGGGAGTCGGAGACCAAGACCGCGCTGAAGTGGACGCTGGAGGCCAAGCTGCTGCGCAAGGTGGGCGTCACCTCCGGCAACTACGACCCCGGCCAGGAGAAGATCCGGCTGGCCAGCGACCAGTTCGGCAGTGCGGGGACGGTGCAGGTCCGCTGGTACGACCGCGACGGCGGCCCCGAGGCGTACATCGGGTTCGCGTCGGTGAGCTGGGAGCCCGAGGGCGGCGAGACCAAGGACCTGGACACCGTCACGGCCAAGCTGTCGGGCCAGGGGCAGCGCACCACGATCGCGAACCCGGCGGTCTGAGGTGACGTTCAAGGATCTCCGCGAGTTCTCCGAGGGCGCGCACATCGACCTGCCGATCGGCGGTATCACCTACCGGATCAACGGTGTGGACGCCGAGACCGGCCTGCTGATCCAGCGGCTCATGGACGCAGGCATCAAGGCCGGCCAATCCGGGCAGCCGATGGACCTGGACGAGGACCTCCTCGACGACGCTCAGGAGCTCAGCACCTACGAGTCGGTGCTCGGTGACGCCTACCAGCAGATGCTCGACGACGGCGTCGACTGGGAGGAACTCAAGCGCGCCTCGATGACCACGATGATCTGGATCTACTTCGACGAGGAGACCGCCGAGCGGTTCTGGGAGACCGGTGCGGCGGGGGAAGCGGTGGCCCCGGCAACGGGGCAGCCGCCGGCGGGAGCGAACCGGAACACCCGCCGGGCCTCATCGGCCGCGGTGAGAAAGACCCGGTCACGGGCCTCTACGAGTGGTACGAGGGCCTCACGCTCAACGACCCGGACCAAGGCGCCCGGATCGCGTGGCAAGACGTCTGGGAGCAGTGGGGCCTGATCGAGGCCGACCTGCACAGCGAGTACGGCATCGACGTCGAGGAGCCGGGCCTGCTGAAGGCCCGCACGTTCCGGTGGCTGGTCGCCCGCATCCGCGGCCTGCTGTCGGCTGACACGCGCCTGGCCCGCCATTTCGCACCCGATGACGACAAGCAGGGGGTGAGCGGTGGCGCTGAGACTGGGTGAGCTGGTCGCGGTCATCTCCGCCGACGACTCGCCGTTCCGCCGCGTGCTCGGCCGCGTGCACAGCGGGCTGCAGGCGGTCGGGAAGGTGGGGTCGCTGGCCGCGCTGGCCGGGTCGGCGGCGCACCTGGGCGTCGCGCTGGCGCCCGCCGCGGGGATCGTGGCGGTGCTGCCGGGCGCGTTCATCGCCGCCAAGGTCGCCGGAGCCGCGCTCGGCCTGGCGCTGGACGGGGTGTCGGAGGCCGTCGGCTCGGCGATCTCCGGTGATCTGAAGGAGTTCAACAAGCAGCTCAAGGACATGCCGCCCGCCATGCGCGGGGTGGTGCGCGAGCTCGGCGGCGCGTTCTTCGGGCTGAAGGCCACAGCGCAGTCGGCGTTCTTCGCGCCGATGCGCAAGGAGGCGCGCGGGTTCGGCAAGGAGATGCGCGTCCCGATCGGCCGGGGCATCGCGACCATGACCGCGTCGATGGGCCGGTTCGGCGCCCAGGTGCTGGGGGTCGCCCGCGAGGGCCGGTCGCTGGCGTTCATGAAGAACCTGTCGCTGGCCATCGCGCGCGCCATCGACGGCGCCGCCAAGGGCGTCAAGCCGCTGGTGCGCGGGATCCGCGACTTCGCCGGCGCGAGCCTGGGCGGCTTCGGCCGGGCGGGCAACGCGATGGGCCGGCTGATGGCGGCGACGGGGCGGTGGCTGGGCCGGATGGGCCGCGGCGGGCAGGCCACCCGGTGGATCTCGGGCGGTGTCACCGCGCTGAAGACCCTCGGCCGGATCGGCCGCAACGTCGCTCTGACGATCGGCAGCATCTTCAAGAACGCCGGGGCCGGTCAGTCGGGTGGGCTGCTGGCCTCCATCGAGCAGATCACCGCTGGCCTGCTGGCCTGGTCGCAGTCGGCCGAGGGGCAGCAGCAGGCGGCCACGTTCTTCCGGCTGATCAACGACACCGCGTCCGATCTGGTGCAGATCCTGCCGCTGCTGGTCGGCCCGCTGGGGCTGATCCTTCAGCTGATCCAGGCGTTGCCGGGCCCCACGCAGGGCACCGCGTCGCAGATGCTGGCCTGGGCGATCGCGATCGGGTTCGTGTCCTCGCGGCTCGGGCCGCTGGTCAAGGCCCTGGGCCCGGTGGGCAAGGCCGCCGGCGCCATGGGCAGGGGCGTAGGCAGGGGCGTGAAGGGCGTGGCCGGTCACCTGCGCAACGCCGACTCGGTGACGCGGCGGGCGGCGTCGCGGATGGGCTCGGCGTTCGCCACGGCGGCGCGTGGCGCCGGGCGGCTGGCACTGGCCGTGGGGCGGGCCGCGGGTTCGGTGGCGCTGTCGGGCCTGAAGATGGCGGGCTCGGCCGCGCTGGCCGCTACGCGGACGATCGGCTCGTGGGTGCTGATGGGGACGCAGGCGCTGATCCAGGGCGCCAAGGCGGCGATGTTCTGGATCCTGGCGAACTGGCCGATCGTGCTGCTGGTCGCCGCGATCATCGGCGCCGTCTATCTGATCATCAAGCACTGGGACAAGATCGTCGTCTTCTTCACCAAGACCCTCCCCGGCTGGATCCGCAAGGGCTTCGACTTGCTGATCGGGATCGTGAAGAAGGGCGCGAGCCTGGGCTTCTTCGGTCCGGTCGGATTGATCATCGCCCACTGGGACAAGATCGTGAAGTTCTTCACCAAGACCCTCCCAGGCTGGATCGGCAAGGGGTTCGACTTCATCGTCGGGCTGATCAAGAAGGCCGCGTCGGTGGGGTTCCTCGGGCCGATCGGCCTGATCATCACGCACTGGGGCAGGATCTCCCGGTTCTTCACCCAGACGCTGCCGCGCGCGGTGTCGGGCGGCATCAACAACGTGGTCGGCTGGATCCGCCGCCTGCCCGGCTGGGTGGTCAGCTCGGTCGGCAACATGGGCAAGCTGCTGGTCAACGCGGGCAAGTCCCTCCTGATCGGCTTGTGGAACGGGATGGTCTCCATGGCGAGATGGCTGGCCCGCTCGATCGGGAACCTGATCCGCAACATCGTGCCGGGCCCGGTGCTGCGCGTCCTGGGCATCCACTCCCCGAGCAAGCTGTTCGCTGGGTACGGCAAGAACGTGGTCGAGGGCATGGCGCTGGGCATGAACGACAACCAGGGCCTGGTCGCCAAGGCGTCCACCGCGCTGGCGGGCGCGGCGGCCGGTGGCTCGGCAGGGCTCAAGCGGCCCGGCGCGGGGCGCGCGGCAGGAGGTGGCGGCACCGGCGGGGGCACGCTCCGCTCCCGGGTCGACATCAACTTCACCGGCGCCGAGAGCGCGTTCCTGAAGTTCATGCGGGGCATCGTCCGCACCAAGGGGCAGGGCAGCGTGCAGGTCGCGTTCGGGACGGGCCGCTGATGCCGTTCCCCGACGAGGCCCTCGATGTGTGGGTGGAGCTGAAGCTCGGCGACCAGTGGGTCAACATCAAGACCGACGGGCACGTCTACACCCGCGACCCGATCACCATCACCCGCGGCCGCGGCGACGAAGGGTCGCGCACCGACCCCTCGACCTGCACGCTGACGATCAACAACCGGGACGGCCGGTACTCGCCCCGCAACCCGCTCGGCCCCTACTACGGGCGCATCGGGCGCAACACCCCGATCCGGGTGTCGGTCCCGACCGGCGGCGCGCCGGCGTTGACCGTCCCCGACGGCGCCATCGGGTCGTACGCTTCCACCCCCGACGCCGCGGCGCTGGACATCACCGGCGACCTGGACGTGCGCGTCGAGGCCGAGGTGCGGTGGGTCGGCGGCGCCAGCGGCGGCGGCCTGGTCGGCAAGTACATCGAGACGGGCGCGCAGCGCTCGTGGGTCCTGTGGCTGGACTCCACCGGCGAACTGATCCTCTACTGGTCCAGCACCGGCGCGAACCTGCTGCTGGCGACCTCGACCGTGCCCGTCCCGGCACTGGGCAGGCAGGCGGTCCGCGCGACGCTCGACGTCAACAACGGCGCGTCCGGTAACACCGTGACCTTCTACACCGCGCCGTCGATCGCCGGGCCCTGGACCCAGCTCGGCGCCCCCATCGTCCAGGCGGACACCACGTCCATCTTCGACTCGGCCTCCCCGGTACAGGTCGGGGAGATCATCGCCGACCCCGTCGCCGGCCGGTACTACGCGATGGAGTTGCGCAACGGCATCGGCGGCATGGTGGTCGCCGACCCCGACTTCACCGCCCAGGCCGTGGGCACGACCGCGTTCGCCGACGCGGCTGGCCGGTCGTGGACGGTGGCCGGGGACGCGGCCATCACCGACCGGGACGTGCGGTTCTCCGGCGAGGTCCCGTCCTGGCCGATCAAGTGGAACACCTCCGGCACCGATGTGTGGGTGACGATCGAGGCGGCCGGGATCCTGCGGCGCCTCGGGCAGGGCGCCAAGCCGCTCGGCTCCGCCCTGCGGCGGGCGATCGGCACCTTCCAGGCCGACGACGCCCGCATCGTGGCGTACTGGCCGCTGGAGGACTCTGCCGGGTCGACCCAGGCCGCGTCCGCGATCGGCGGCGTTCCGCCGCTGCGCGCCCTGGGACCGGTGGAGTTCTCCGCCGAGCCGTCCGGCGGGACCGGCGGCGGCGTGTCGGTCGGCGACGTCGGCCGCCTCACCGGCGCCACACCCTCCCCGGGCACCGAGTGGACGATCATGTTCTGGTTCGACCTGGCCGCCGACATGGGCACCGACGCCGCGTCCCCGGTGGTGCAGTGGCGCACGCCCGGCTCGAACGCCTCCTACTGGTCGCTGTTCACCGGGCAGGTCCTCAGCGGGACGCTGATCCTGGAGGGCGCCAACGCCGCCGGCAGCGTCGTCGTCAGCGCCAACGGCACGGCCGACGTCCGCGGCCGCGGCCCGGTCCAGATCGTGGTCACCGGGGATCAGGACGGCGCCAACTACCAGGTCGCGGTGGCGGTCGACGGCGAGCTCGACACCGCCAGCATCTCGCCGGGCGATGTGTGCAGCCCTCCGACGTCGATCGGGATCAACCTCGACGTCGCCCCGGGCGAGTACTCCGGCTCCGTGTCGCACCTGCTGGTGGCGACCCATACCTTCGAGTCGCGCGGCTACGCCGCCGCTCTGGTCCCGGTCGGGTCGGGGCATCGCGGCGAAACCGCCGGCGCCCGGTTCCTGCGCCTGACCGGTGAGGAGGGCGTCCCGGCCGACCTGGTCGGCGTGGCGGCCGACTCCGAGCCGATGGGCGCCCAGCAGCCCAAGGAGCTACTGGAGCTGCTGGGCGAGTGCGCCGACGCCGACGGCGGCACCCTGTACGAGCGCCGCGACGGGTTGGGCCTGCGGTACCGGACCCGTGCCGCCGACTACAACACCGACCCCGCCCTGACCCTGGACTACCACGACCAGCTCGCCGCGCCACTGGAACCCGTAGACGACGACCAGGCGACCCGCAACGACGTGACCGTGGAACGCGAAGGCGGGTCCTCCGCGCGCGTCACCGTCGACCAGGGCCCGCTGTCCACGCAGCCGCCCCCGGACGGCGTCGGCGTCTACAACGAGTCGGTCACCCTCAACCTGGCCGACGACGACCAGCTCCTCGCCCAAGCCGGATGGCGCGCCCATCTGGGCACCGTCGACGAAGCCCGCTACCCGGTGGTGCGGCTCAAGCTGCACAAGCACTACGACCTCGCCCCGGCCGTGGTCGCCGCCGACATCCGCGCCCGGATCCACCTGTCCGGCCTGCCCGCATGGGAACCGCCCGGCACCGTCGACCTGCTCGCCGACGGCTACACCGAGACCATCGAACCGCGCCGCTGGACCATCGAGTACAACACCGTCCCCGGCTCGCCGTGGCGGGTCGCGGTCGCCGACAACACCACCCTCGGCCGCGTCGACACCGACGGCACCGTGCTCCTGGACCCGGTCACCGCCACCGACACCACCCTCCCCGTTCTGGTGACCGGCGCCGCCTGGACCACCGACCCCGCCGACTACCCCTTCGACCTGACCCTCGGCGGCGAAGTCGTCACCGCCACCGCCGCCAGCGACAAGGTCCTGGACAACTTCGCCGACACCGCCGCCGGCGGCTGGGGCAGCGCTGACACCGGGCAGGCGTGGACGGTCGCGGCCGGATCGGCCGCCGACTTCTCCGCCGCGGGCGGCACCGGCGGAGTCATCGCCTCCCCGACGGCCGGCGTCGAACGCGCCATCGTCATCCCCACCGGCTCGCCGCAGCAGAGCACCCTGGTGTACTCCAACACCCCCCTCACCCCGACCGGCGCGCCGATCACCTGGGGTGTGCTGCTGCGCTACACCGACGCCAGCAACTACTACTGGCTCGGCGTCCAGATCAACACCGCCGGGACCCTCACCCTCATCGCCCGCAAACGCGTCGCCGGGGCCTTCACCACCATCACCTCCGTCGCGTCCGCGACCGGCCACTCCACCAGCGTCTGGCGGATCCTGCGCGCCGAGGCCCTGGGCACCACACTGCGCGCCAAGGTCTGGGCCGCCGACGCCGCCGAACCCGCCGCGTGGGAGCTGACCACCACCGACGCCGCACTGTCGTCGGGCGGTTCGGCGGGCTGCATCGCACGGCGCGAGACCGGCAACACCAACTCGACCTCGACCGGCTTCGACATCTTCACCGCCTACCAGTCCCTGACCGTGACCCGCGCGGTGAACGGGATCAGCAAGGCGCAAGCGGCGGGCATCGACATCCGGCTCGCGCAGCCCTCGACCATCGCCCTCTAGGGAGCAGCCGTGTCGACCTATCCGCAGATCGCCGCCGGGCAGCGCATCACCGCCGCGCTCCTGACCAGCATGCTGCCGACCGAGATCGTCAAGGCCGCCAACACCGACCGCGTCAACAACACCTTCTCCGCCGACCCCGAACTCACCATCGCCCTGGACGCCTCCGCCGTCTACCGGGTGGAGTTCGACCTGCTGGCCGGCGGCACCACCACCGCCGACATCCAGACCCGCTGGGCGGTCCCGGCGGCGGCGTCCGGCCTGAAATCGGTGATCGGCCCCGGCTCGACCGCGGCCGAAGGCAACGCCGACAACGTCGCCATGCGCACCGGCGTACACGGCTTCACCACCACCGTCGTGTACTCCGGCGTCCGCAACGCCACCGGCAACCTGTTCCGGATCTGGGAGACCGCGGTCCTCACCACGGCGGGCGCCGGGACCCTCTCGCTGGAATGGGCGCAGGCCACCACCAACGCCACCGCATCCCGCATCAGCGCCGGGTCGCTGCTGCGCGTCAAGCGGATCGGCTGAGGGCGGGTGTAGATGGCCGATGACAATTCCACGATCGCCTGGCGCCTGGACCGCATCGAGGAAGCCCTGCGAGACCTCGGCCTGCGGGTCGTCTCCGCCGACCTGTACACCAGGGACCGGACCGAGATCGAGCGGCGCCTCGCCGAGATCGAACGCGACATCGCCGAGGAACGGCTGGCCCGCAAGGAAGCCGACAAGGACCTCGCCGACCGGATGGACAAGGGCGGCGCGAACTGGCGGCAGGCCCTGTTCTCCGGCGTTGTCCCTGGCGTGTTCTTCGTCATCACGCTCGCGGTCACGATCCTGCTGGCGCTGCGGGGCGGCAAATGACCAATAGAGCCAACCTCGCCTCCCGGTGGCGCATGGTCGTGAACGTCGCCGTGTGGGCGCTGGCGGTGATCCTAGCGATCGTGCTGGTCACCAAGGTCAACGACATGAGTGCGCGGCTGGAGTCGGCCGAGAACCGCGGTGATGCCTACGAGCAGCAACTCCGCCAGCACAACATCACCCCAAGCCCTGTCCCCGGGTCCACCCCGGGCCCGTCCGGGGCCCCCGGACAGCCAGGGCCTCCCGGGTCTGCGGGTTCTCCCGGCGCGCCTGGTTCCGGCGGTGGCTCTGGCCGTCCTGGGGCGCCTGGAAGTCCGGGGGTGAGTGGAGCGCCCGGGGCGTCCGGTCAGCCGGGCAAGGACGGCTCTAGCGGAGCGCCGGGACCGCAGGGAGAGCAAGGGCCGCAGGGAGAACGCGGCGAGCAAGGCCCACGCGGTGAACAGGGTCCGGCTGGGCCGGCGTGCCCGGACGGCTACCAGCTGGTCACCGGGACGGTGATGACGACCGACGGCCCTGTACAGGCCGCCTATTGCAAGGAGGCACCTTGACCGAGCAGACCGAACCGATCCCGCCGGAACCGCCGGCGGACGCGGGGCCCACCGAGATGGACGAGGAGGATGTCCTGCGCGGCCTGTATGGCCCGTCGGACGGCGCCGGGATCTTCCGGGAGGTGAGCGCCTGATGGGCACCGCGGCGGGGATGCTGGCCGAAGCGCGCCGGTCCCTGGGAATCGCCGGGCGTCCCAACGTCATGACCCGCGAGTACGCGAACAGGCACGGCGCCGACTTCCTGCGCGCCTCCTGGTGCGACATGGCCATCACCTACTGGGCGCGGCACAGCGGCAACGCGGGTGCTGTGCTGCTCGGCGGGGACCGCGCGTACACCGTCTGGCACGCCGAGGACTTCCGCAAGGCCGGACGCTGGCACGTCGGTACGACGGCCGAAGTCAACGCGGCCAAGCCGGGCGACATCGTGTTCTTCGACTGGGGCGCCTCCAACTCGATCGGGGCCATCGACCACGTGGGCGTGGTCGAGAAGGCGCTGGGCGGCGGGCGCGTGCAGACGATCGAGGGCAACACCTCCGACGCCTGCATGCGCCGCGTACGGGACGCGTCGGTGATCGCCGGATACGGGCGCCCGGCTTACGCCGGCTCGTCCAGCTCGCCGCCCGCGTCCGGCTCGAAGGCGCCGAAGTGGCCAGGCCGGTACCTGAGGCAGCCGCCCGTCATGCACGGCGACGACGTCACCCTGTGGCAGCGGCAGATGCACGCACGCGGCTGGCGCATCGGCGTGGACGGCGCGTACGGCCCGACGTCGGAGTCGGTGTGCCGGGCCTTCCAGCGGGAGAAGGGGCTCGGCGTGGACGGCGTCGTGGGCCCCAAGACGTGGGCGGCCGCCTGGACCGCCCCGATGACCTGAGGAGTGACCGCCATGTACGCCTACCTGATCCGCACCCTCGTCCCCCTGCTCGTGGGCGTCATCGTCGGCCAGGCGGCCCGGGTCGGGCTGGACCTGGACCCGACCGCCGTCTACGCGATCGTCACCCCGGCCGCCACGCTCGTCTACGGGCTGGTGTCCCGGTGGATCGAGCTCCACGTCCCGGCCGCGGGGCGAGTGCTACTCGCGGCGGGCCTGACGCGGCAGTCGCCGGAATACACGCCCTGGCCAGCGCGCCGGTAGCCTCGAAGACACCGGGCGGGTGGGGAAGCCCGCCCAGCCGGGCGGTCCCCGTCCTCCTCGCGGGAGGGCGGGGCCGTTTCGTCATCCCGCGGGTGCCCGTCCGACCCGCGCTGTATCCTGACGAAGCCAGGCAGAGCGCACCTGTGGCCGCGCGGCGCGGAGCAAGGGGACAACGGTTGTCGTCCCCCCGGCCGAGCCCTTCGGGGCGGGATCAGCGAGACGACGGGGGTTTGCCGAACGGGGCTGGGGTCCGTCCAGCGAGCGGCGGGTAGCTCTACAGCCCCGGGACGAAGCGCAAACGCCCCGCCTCTTCGGAGGCGGGGCGTTTCATCGCGTTCTAGCTCCCTATTCCGGGGATGGGCGCTTCCATACTTCTCCCGGCCCGCCGCCCGGCTCTAGGTGGTCCGCCGCCGCTCGCGCTCCCGGGCGGCGTGGCGCTCGATGATGCCGCCGAGGTAGCGGATCCTCTCGGGGTTCTCGCGCTTGCCCTGGTAGTACTGCGATTCGGGGACGATCTCGTCCATCAGCAGCTGGTAGGCGGCGATGGCCTTCTGCAGGCCGCCGTCCTCCGGGGGGTCGGGTGGGCCGGTGGTCATGTCCTCTCCTGGTGGGGCGCGGCGGCACGTGCGTCGGGGGTCGCTGCGTGCCGTCGCGCCGTAGTGGGGCCGCCCGGCCGGCTGTGCTGGTACCGGCCGGGCGGCGGGCACGGGTCCCGGCTCCCCACCAGGAGCCCGTGCCGGTCGCGCAGCCTCGCCTCACGGCCCCCGTCCGAGGACCGGGCGTCGGCTACGCGACGTCGGGGTGGGCGCGGCGGGCGCTCCCGCGCGTGCCAGCTTCCGCCGCGTCCACGTTCATCGGACCGCCTATCCCTCCGCGGTCGGGTCGGCGGAGATCGGCGCGCCGAGCGCCCACGCGATCCGCTCGGCCGCCTGCTCCACATCCACCGACAACCGGCCGCCGGTGTCGGGTCCGGTCGACCACACGTAGCTCTCGGCGTCGTCGTCCCAGGAGATCCTGCGTTTCTCGCCCTGGTAGGAGACGTGCAGGTGGTTGCCCGTCGCCTTGGCCCCCTCCAGCCATGAGGTCTGGGGGACGGACTCGCAGCGCGCGTTGATCTGCGGGATCCGCCGCCGCACCGCGGCGTACAGGGCGTCCATCGGCCCGTACGGCGTGACGGCCGGCTTGCCCGGGTCCCCGGCGATGATCACGGCGGCTTCGATGATGTGCTCGGCCTCGGCGATCGGCTCTCCGGTGGCGTCGTCGAAGAACCACATCCTTTCGGCGTCGGTGACCCGCGGCTTGCACGTGACCGTCCGAACCGCTTCCGCGGGACCGTCTGGACGGGTCACGATCACCGCCAGCGGACTGGCTCGCAGTTCCACACTGAGACGCCGTCGCCGCAAAGCGTTCATCAGCTCATAGAGCTTGGGGTAGGCGTGCGGGTGCTCGGTGCCGTCGAAGCGTTCACTCGTGCCCGCCTCGCCTGCTCCGCTGCTGCCCATGGCGGGGCCTCCGATCCGGTCAGGCCCTGGATCTCCCGGTGTTCACGCACCGCTCCCTGGGCCGCTCTGTGTCGATGACACAGAGCGTCCATCCCGCCGGATCTGCGAGGCCAGAGGTTTGCCGCCGTTTGCCGCAACGCCGCTCGGCGGCTAGTCCAGCTTGTACTCCTCGTGCGGAATCGCCCGCTCCCAGGCCATCTCGAACGAGGCGATGACCTGCCGCACGACACGCGGATCACTGCTGAACTCGTACGTTCCCCGGGACCCGTCGCCCCTCTGGATACCGAATCGTGCGCGCCGCCGGTCGAACAGCCACAGGTCCGCTCCCGGCAGTGTCAGGTCGTACGCCCTCGACCGGGGTAGCCAGCGCAGGTCCTCTCCTGCATCGACGTTGCCGTAGCTGATGGCGTGCTCCCAGCGGATGTAGTCGCTGACGGGCTCCGAGACGATCCGCAGCCGCCGGAACGTCACGCCGCGTTCCCGGGCGGCGCCGACGAGGCCGATCCAGCGTGACCAGTCGTAGCCGGTGGCGTCGCCGGTCTGCTGCCATTGCAGGAAGTGGGGTTCCTCGTCGTACCCGTCCCGCATTTCCAGGTGCACCGCCGACCGCTCGGTGTGGTCGAGGAGGAACTCGAAAGACGGACTCCCCGGTCCTTGTCGGCCCGCCTCGTATGTGCCGTCCAGCGCCTCACGGATGACGCCCTCCATGCGCGCGGGCAGCCATACGTCTACCTCGTCGGTCGATTGGGTGACGTCGTTGCTGAGCCGCGACGTGACCGCCGGGTCCGTCAGACGGCCCCGGAAGCGGAAGTCTCCGGTTACGGGGTCGCGCCACACGGCCGCGCAGTCGTCCTGCGGCGAGTCTCCGTCTGAGCCGACGAAGTCGATGGGCCCCTCCGCGGGCATGGATGCCTCCTGTTTCCTGGGCGATGTCTGTCCGACCCTCACCCGCTCCCAGTGAGGTCGTCAAGGGCCTGGTCGATCAACGCAGCCGCGCCTGGTCCGCGAGTTGCGAGGGACTGAAGTCCCTTCCACGCCTTCACATAGACCGCGACCTCGTCGGAAGTGGTGATGCGCAGATATCCCGAGACCAGCTCGATCGTCACCAGGGCCTCATCATTGATGATGAATGCCTCCCGTGGCCGGTTCCCGCGCCGATCGACCGTGCGGGGAATCACCCCGAATACCACCGAAGGCAGGCTTCCTGTCGCCACCGCCCGCAGGTGGCGGAGCTGGTCGGCATGGACGGTGCGGGGATACGGCCGGTACCAGAGGACGTCCTCCTCGACGACGTAGACGAACCGCTTGCCCGGCCGGCGCAATACGGCCTGCCGGTCCATCCGTTCGACGACGGCGGCGTCAAGATCTGCATCGCCGGACGCCAGGTTCTCCTCACGGCGGACGGTGTCCAGAGCTGCCCGCGTGTAGTCCTCAGTCTGGAGCAGGCCGGGGATGCTGCGGGACTGGTAAGAGCGGAGCAGGGTCACCTCCTCGAAGTCGGAGCGCACCGACTCTTGGGCCCGCCGCAGTCCCGCTCGGTGCAGCCGCTTGTAGGTGGTCCACATGGTGGCCACCGCGCGGAGTTCAGCGAGCAGTTCGGCCGTGCGCTGCTCGGATATCCCGCACGCCTCACACCATCTGCGAAGGTCCTCGATGGAGATCGGCCGATGCCCATGTTCGATCCTCGACACTTTCGCGACCCCGGCTGACCAGCCAGCGCGCCGCGCGAGCTCACGGCCGGACAGCCCGGCGTCCTCCCGCAGCTCTTTCAGCTGATCGGCGAGACGCTGCCGGGCCGCCTGTACCGATGACGAGATTGGGGCGGGCATGCCTCCAGGTTCTACCCAGGTGGCCCCGCTGGCGTGGGGGGTTTGCCGCAGATTGCCGCTTCACAAACGGGGCGCTTGTTGGAAACACCATCCGGCCACTACAAGTCCCCAAGGTTGAGGCGCCGGGACTCGTCGGCCGCGCGCTTCTCCGACGTGGCCCGCGTGTACCGGTCGATCATCTCCCGGCGCGCCCATCCGCCGACCGCCATCAATCCGCCCTCAGACCCGCCAGCGCCGAGCCAGCGGCCGGCACCGGTGTGCCGAAGCCAGTGCGGGGTGAAGTCGTCAGGAAGGCCAGCGCGGGCGGCGCGGCGGGTGAGCGTGGCGTAGGCGCCCTCGTAGCCGAGAGTCTTGCCCCGGTCCCCCAGCCACAGATTCGGGGCGTCAGCGAGCCGGTGAGCCCTGCGGAGCCGCAGATACCGGTCCAGGGCCCGGCTGGTCTGGGGCCCGAACGGCACCCGGCGTCCCTTGCCGCCCTTCCCGCGACGCACGACGGCGGTACCGGTAGACAGATCGACCTCGTCTTTGTCCATGCTGACGACCTCGCCGATCCGGACCATGGTCTCCACCATGAACCGGATGATCGCCTCGTCGCGGCGATCGTGGAAGTTCTTGTGGGTGCAGGTGGCCAGCAGCGCGCGGATCTGCTCGTCGGTCAGCTCCGGAACGACCTTCACGTCGACCGTCGGGCGCTTGAGGCCGAGGAGCTGGTCGGTGGCAAGCTCGCCCTCGGCGGCCAGCCAGGCGGAGAACCGGCGGACGGCACCCTGCCATCCGGCGATCGTCTCCCCCTCGGCACCGCCGTCGATCAACGAGGCGATCCATGCGTTAACCACGGACCTGGTCAGCGCGGGCTCGATCCCTTCACCCTCAGCCCACAAGAGAAAGCGGCGGACGCCCTGACCGTAGGCTTTCAGGGTGTTGGGGGACTTGCGCTCCGCGCGCAGGTGCAGCAGCCAGGAGTCCAGCAGGGAGTGCAGTTCGTCGGAGGTCATCGCGGCCCCAGTGAGCATCGGGCGGTATCTGGACTGAGTACGGCATGCTAACAGCCAAATCGCCCCCGACCCGGCTTATCAGCAGGTCGGGGGCGATTTCCGCGAATGCGGTCAGTCCAGGTACTCGCGCAACATCTGCGCCCGTGACGGGTGGCGCAGCTTCGCGAGCGTCTTGGACTCGATCTGGCGGATCCTCTCCCTCGTCACGCCGAACTCCCTGCCGACCTCTTCGAGGGTGCGCGGATGGCCGTCGGTCAGCCCGAAGCGCAGCTGGATGATGCGCTGCTCGCGGTCCGACAGCGTGCCCAGGATGTCCTCAAGCTGGTCCTGCAAGAGGATGAACGCCGCCGCCTCGATGGGCACGACGGCGTCCGCGTCCTCGATGAAGTCGCCGAGGTCGGAGTCTTCCTCTCCGATCGGCGACTGCAGCGACACCGGCTCCTGGGCGATCCGCTGGATCTCCACGACCCGGACGGGCGTCAGGCCCATCTCCAGGCCGATCTCCTCCGGGGTGGGTTCGCGGCCGAAGTCCTGGTGCATCTGACGCTGCACCCGGACCAGTTTGTTGATGGTCTCCACCATGTGCACCGGGATCCTGATGGTCCTCGCCTGGTCGGCGATCGCGCGGGTGATCGCCTGCCGGATCCACCAGGTGGCGTACGTGGAGAACTTGAACCCCTTCGTGTAGTCGAACTTCTCGACCGCACGGATGAGTCCGAGATTTCCCTCCTGGATCAGGTCGAGGAAGAGCATTCCCCGGCCCACATAGCGTTTCGCGATCGAGACCACCAGCCGCAGGTTGGCCTCGATCAGGCGTTGCTTCGCCCGCACACCTTCGCGGGCGAGCAGTTCGAGGTCGATGCGCTCGCCGCGGCCGAGGATGGCGACGTGCGCCATCTTCTCCTCCGCGAAGAGCCCCGCCTCGATCGATTTCGCGAGTTCTACCTCATCTTCTGCCGTGAGTAGCGGTACGCGACCGATCTCTCTCAGGTAGATCCGAACCAAGTCGCTCGTCGGCGCCCGCTTGCCGAGGTCTCCCTCATCCGCTCGCGTGACGTCCTCGGTCTCCTGCTGAGATTCGAGGACCTCTACCCCCTGCTCTGCGAGCATCCGGACGACCCGCTCAAGAGAGTCGTCCGGCAAGTCCGAGCGATCGAGCGCGGCAGCAACGTCGTCGACGGTCACACCGCCGCGCTCTCTACCGCGTGCGACGAGGTCCGCCACCTGATCAACCGATGGCGCCTCGCTAGGCAGCACCGAAGGGCCCACGCAGACAGTTTGCGTCAAATGGGGGCTAGATCACAGGACCTATTTTAAGGACTCTTGACTTACTGGGCCCCAAGCCCTCGCTCCCGCAACACCCGTCTCTGCTGCTCAAGCGCGACAAGATCGCCGAAGAGCCGGCTGTACTCGTCGGGCCGCTCGACCGGATTCAGCCGACCGAGTTTAGATTTCGCGTCGGCGATCATGCGGGTGAGCTGGCGTTCCTGTATTCGGGCGAGCAGTTCCACGGCATAACGGTCGTCCGATTCCTGGGCGGAGCGCACCGGCTCGACCCCTAGCCTGGTGATCAGATCCCTGACCTGCTCGTTCGGCGCGTCCTCCAGCAGCAGCGCGACCCACTCCGCGACACCGCCCGCCGCCGCCACGCCGCCCGCCGCCGCGATCACGGCCCGCACCGCCGCGTGCGGCGGCGCGATGAACGCCTCCGCCGGGACCTCGTCGAAACCCGGCCCGAGCAGCGCCGGGCGCTGGACGGCCAGCTTGAGCAGCTCGCGCTCGCGTTGGACGTCCGGGTCGTTCGGGTCGAAGGAGGGCCGCTCGGCGGGCGCCTGGGCGCCGCCGCCCGGGGACCCGTCCCCGGGCCCGCTCCCCTGCCGGCCGTTCCCCTGGCGCCCGTCCCCGGGACGTCCCGGCCCGCTCACCTGCCCGTGCCCGCCGCGCCCGCGCTCGTGCCGGCGGGCCGCCAGGTCGCGGACGCGGCGCAGGACGAACTGCTCGTCCATGATGCCGAGCCAGCGGTCGAGGTTGACGGCGTACATCTGGCGGAGCGCCCGGTCCTTGATGGCGGCGACCACGGGGGCCGCCGCGTCCAGCGCGCCGAGCCGTCCCTCGGCGGTGTCGAGGTCGTGCTGCTGGATCGCGTTGCGCACCTTGAACTCGAACAGCGGCAGCCGAGAGGCCACCAGATCGCGCACCGCCGCGTCGCCGTGCCGGACCCGCAGGTCGCACGGGTCGAGCCCGTCGGGCTGGACGGCCACGAACGTCTGCGTGACGAACTTCTGCTCGTCGGCGAACGCCCGCAGCGCCGCCTTCTGCCCGGCCGAGTCGCCGTCGAAGGTGAAGATCACCTCGCCGCGGAACTCGTCCTGGTCCATGAGCAGCCGGCGCAGGATCTTGATGTGGTCGTCGCCGAACGCCGTGCCGCTCGTCGCGATGGCCGTCTGGACGCCCGACAGGTGGCAGGCCATCACGTCGGTGTAGCCCTCGACCACCACGGCCTGCCGGCGCCTGGCGATCTCCTTCTTGGCCAGGTCGGCCCCGTACAGCACCGAGCCCTTGTGGAACAGCGGCGTCTCGGGGGTGTTCAGGTACTTGGGGCCCTCGTCGTCCTCGTAGAGGCGGCGGGCGCCGAAGCCGATGACGTCGCCGCCCAGGTCGCGGATCGGCCACATCAGCCGGCCGCGGAACCGGTCCATCGGGCCGCGCCGGCCCTCCTTGGCCAGCCCGGCGGCGACCAGGTCGCGGTCGGCGAAGCCGCGGCCGCGCAGGTGCCGGACGAGGCCCTCCCACTCGCGGGGCGCGAACCCCACGCCGAAGTGGGCGGCATCGGCGGCCTCGAACCCGCGCTCGGACAGGAACTTGCGCCCGATCGCGCCCTCCTGCGAGCCGAGTTGCCCGGTGTAGAACTCGGCGGCGGCGCGGTGCGCCTCGATCAGGCGCGCGCGCTGGCCGCCGTCCGCCCGGGTGGCGCGGCCGCCGCCGTCCTCGTAGCGCAGCTGGACGCCGACCTGCACCGCCAGCCGCTCCACCGCGTCCGAGAAGGTCAGGTGCTCGATCTCCTGGACGAACTTGATGACGTCGCCGCCCGCCTCGCAGCCGAAGCAGAAGTACAGCCCGCGCGAGGGGGTCACGTTGAACGAGGGCGACTTCTCGTCGTGGAAGGGGCAGAGGCCCTTCAGGTTGCCGCCACCGGCGCTGCGCAGCTGGAGGTACTCGCCGATGACGTCGGCGATGGACGACCGCTCCCGTACGAGCGCGATGTCCTCATTGCGAATCCGTCCTGCCACGACGAAGGAGTCTACGGCCGCGCCACGACATCCGGCGCATCACACCGGAACCGGTATCGCCGCCCCGCCACGGCCCTGTCTCTTGTACACATCTGACGCTTCCGACGATAA